CAGGATCAGAGGGTGCAACATTAAGTTATACTGACTCCAACTTTGTTGACGTATATCAAAATGGTGTAAAGTTAGGTGATGCCGACTACACATCTACAAGTGGCACAGCTATTGTTTTAGCTCAAGGGGCATCAGTTGATGACCTTATAGAAATAATAGTTTTTGATGCTTTTAGTGCCGCAGACACTGTAAGTAAAGCAGATGGTGGTACGTTTGATGGTGCAGTTACTTTTGCAGGTGGTGTATCAGGTGTGCTTGATGCAGATGATGGTATTACAGTAGATAACATAACTATAGATGGCACAGAGATTGATTTGTCTAGTGGTGATTTAACTATAGATAGTGCAGGAGACATTATTTTAGATGCTGTTGATTCTATTACAACTCCAACAGCAGGAACAGCAAACGTAAAACTAGGTAATAACGCAGGTAATTCTATTGCAAGTGGTGGTATAAGAAATGTTACAGTTGGAGATGAAGCAGGAACAGCTATAACTACTGGAACAAGAAATGTTGCAGTTGGATATCAAGCATTAGCAACAGAAGATACTGGAAGTAGGTCTATAGCTATTGGTCATCAAGCATTAACTACACAAAATGGAGGTACTTCAGACCTTTATAATGTAGGTGTTGGACATAATGCAGGAGGAGCAATAACAACAGGAAACCAAAATACATTAATTGGGGGTCTTTCTGGTGATGCAATGACTAGTGCTGTTGACAATGTGGCAGTGGGTTATCTTTCAATGTCGGCATTAACAGATGCTGACTATAATGTTGCTGTCGGTAAAGGTGCTTTATCTGATGATACTCAAGGCAGTAAAAGCACAGCAGTAGGTTATCAAGCACTTTCTACACAGAACTTTACTTCAGCTACAGATGCTAACAATACAGCAGTTGGATATAATGCAGGTAGTTTATTAACAACAGGAGAACAGAATGTCTTTATTGGTGCATTAGCAGGTGATGCTTGCACTGATGATGACCATAATACTTTTGTTGGTTATAATGCAGGTGGTGCAGTAAATGGTGGTTTTAGAAATACATTTATTGGGAAAAGTGCTGGTGATGCTGTAACCACTGGTGATAAAAATATAATTATAGGAACTTATAATGGAAATGAAAGTAGCTTAGACATAAGAACATCAAGCAATAACGTTGTGTTATCAGATGGTGATGGTAATGTTGCGGCATATCGTACAGGTGGTAGTAATGCGAGAAGTTGGTATTTAATAGGAGATGCTAACAGTAATGTAGGATTATTTATAAGAAACATTGCTTCAACAAATCCTTATGGTGTAGCTATTCAATTTACAAATGCAGCTAATAATACTACTAGTCAATATTTTTTAGTTTGTACTGATAGTTCTGCATCTAGATTTTTAATCTATGCCAATGGTAATGTTGTAAACACAAATAATAGTTACGGACAATACTCAGACCAAAAATTAAAAGAAAACATAACTGACGCAACATCTCAATGGAATGACATAAAGTCTTTAAAAGTTCGCAAGTTTAATTTTAAAGGTGATGATTTAACACAAATTGGTGTAGTTGCTCAAGAGTTAGAATCAGCAGGAATGAATGGTCTTGTTGAAGAAATTACTGATAGAGATGAAGATATGAAAGATTTAGGAACAACGACTAAATCAGTTAAATACTCAGTGTTATATATGAAAGCAGTGAAAGCACTTCAAGAAGCAATGACAAGAATAGAGACACTTGAAGCAAAAGTTACAGCATTGGAGAACGCAGAATGACGAAAGCGGCAGAATTAGCAAAGATGGGTGAAGTCCTAACCAATAGTCAGATTGGTGGGCGAAGGAATATTATTATCAATGGTGCTATGCAAGTTGCACAGAGAAGTACGAGTGCTACTGGACTAGGTGCTTCAAGTGGCTTTTTTGCTTTAGATAGATTTAAAATATTTTTTAACACTTCTGGAAGATTAACTATGTCACAAGAAGCTGATGGACCTAGTGGTTTTGCTAACTCTATGAAGTTGGCTTGTACTACAGCAGATACATCTATTGCTACAACAGAAAATATTATTTTAAGTCACCCTATTGAAGCTCAAGATTTGCAACAATTAAAAAAAGGTACATCAGATGCAGAAAAATTTACATTATCCTTTTATGTAAAAGGTAATGCAAGTGCAACGTACTCAGTAGAAGTTTATGATTCTGATAATAATAGGTCAATAGGGCAAACTTTTTCTGTTACAACATCTTGGAATAGAGTAGTTTTAACTTTTGATGCAGATACTAGTGGTGCTTTAAATGATGACAATGGTATTGGTTTTTATGTAAATTGGTGGCTTCACGCAGGGTCAGACTATACTGGTGGCACATTTAACACTACTTGGCAGGATTATGTAAACAATCAAAGAGCAGGTAATACTACATCTTTTCTTGATAGCACAGATAGAACATTTTTTATGACTGGAGTCCAACTAGAAGTAGGCTCACAAGCCACACCATTTGAGCATAGGTCATTTGGGGAAGAACAACAGCTTTGCAGACGTTATTATAACGAATATTCTGGGGGAACTAATGCACATAGACTTTATTCATACAATTATAATGCTTCTTATAAAGGATATTTCTTTTACTTTCCTGTTAAAATGAGAGCAGCACCCACTGCTACTTTGTCAGGTAATGGCTCGACAGGAACAGCAGGTATTCTTAATGAAAATTATATGTTTAGATATATTTCAGGAGGTGTAGATGTAAATACAACTTATTATCTTTATGATTTTTCTTTTGATGCAGAGCTATAGGAGAATAATATGAATAATAATATGAATATAAAATCAGCACAATATAACATAGATTTAGAAGGTAATAATTCAGAAATCAAAGCTACAATAGATGGTGAAACATTGTTTATACCACTTGACCCTGCTAACAGACACTACAAAGCAATCCAAGAATGGGTAGCTGAAGGTAACACAATAGAGGATGCTGATTAATGTTGGGTCACGCTGCCATAGCAGAAACTGCTCTTGCTGATGTAGGTGGTAACTTACTTGCAGCTAGTGCAGAGTTAAATGGCGTAGCATCTAAAACATCTGTCGGTGTTGGTATATTAGCTGGTATAGCCGATTTAAGTGGTGACTTTACACAGACATCAACTGGATCATTAATAGGAATTACATCTGCTGATATTAGTGCTGACTTTGCACAAACGACTGCTGCCAACAGATTAGATATTACAGAAATAGATATTAGTGCAGATTTTACACAAACAGCAGATGGCACATTAATAGCTATAACATCAGCTACAGCAGATTTGAATTTTACAAAAACATCTTCTGGAGATATAATGTTTATAGATGTTGTAACAGATGCCACAACGGAGACATATACAGAGATTACACCAAGTGGTACAGAGACTTGGACAGAGATAACGCCATCAGGCACAGAGACTTGGACAGAAATACAGTGAGGTAAAAATGGCAAGTACATATACATCAAATACTGGAATAGAAAAAATAGGTTCTGGAGAACAGGCAGGTACTTGGGGTAATACCACAAACAACAACCTAGACATAATAGACAGAGCTTTAAATGGATCTGTAACACTAACAATTACAGGCAATACAACACTTACAACAAGTGATGGTACTTTATCTAATGGTCAGTTTAAAATTATTATATTATCAGGATCTCCATCAGGAGCTTTTAATTTAACAATAGATCCTAACGATCAACAAAAATGGTATTTTATTAAGAATGACAGTGGTCAAACAGCCACAGTAAAACAAGGTGGTGGCAGTGGTAGCACAGTTGCAGTTGCTACTGGGCTAACGGCAATACTCTTTGCGGATGGCACAGGTGCAAATGCTAATGTAACATCTATTGCACCAACAGATTTAGTTGCCGATCCTACACCACAACTAGGTGGTGATTTAGATACAAATGGTAATGCAATACTGTTTGGTTCTAGTAAGTGGGCAATATCATTAGACACTGGTGATAACGAATTATTGTTCAAATACAATGGCACAACAGTTTTTAAATTAGGATCTAATGGTGCAGTAACATCAGCTAATAATGTAACAGCGTTTGGAACAAGTTTATAATGACATTACAATCTAGTGGTGCAATATCATTATCAGATATAAGGGATGAGTATAATAATGGCTCGTCTGCACCTATTGATATAGATGATTATTATAGAGGCGGTTCTTTAGTTAGAGCAAATGCTTCTAACAATACAGCTACAAATTTATCAGCAGATGTGCCAACAAGTGCAAATAGTAGTCCATTATCTATTAATGATTTTTATGGGCAGAAGAGAGCATTTAGAAAAACATATTCATCTACTGCAACAGATCAAAGTGGTGTTGGTGTTTTTGGTGATGATTTTGCGGTTAACTATCCAAAAGAAATAGTAATTAATTCATCACAGACTGTGGGTGCAACTAGCACTTCTGCTCCAGCATTGAAAATAGATAGCACAGGTGCAGGTACAATAACCATAACTAATAATGGTAGTATAGAAGGTGCTGGTGGTGCGGCAGGAGCGGCAGGTGGTAACGCACTTGAAGTTGCTGGAAGTGTTGCCGTAACTTTAGTTAACAATGGTACAATCAAAGCTGGTGGTGGCGGAGGTGGTGCTGGAGGCACTGGAGGTAATGGTGTTTTTACAGCAAATGCTACATTTTCAAGTTTAGTAGATGAAGGTGGTGGAGGAACATCTTCACCACAAAACAACTCACCTTCTTGGTTTTCTGTTTATGGAGGCTCTGGAGGTGATAGCAGTTTTAATAATTTAGATGGTCAAGGTGTCGTTGCAGATAGACAATGGGGTGGTATTGGAGGACAATTTAGTAGAGGTATTAATCCTTCACAGTTTGACATAAATTCTTTGGGTGGTGCAGGGACAGGGTTAAGTGGATCTTGTGCAAATAGAGGTCCTATCTATTATTCTGCACAAACTAATACAACTGGTGTTTATACTATTAATGTTAGTATTAGTGCTGCATATGGAAGTGGATACGGAACACCAACTATGTCGGTAAGCACAAGCACATCAAGTGCAGGATCACAATTAACTAATGGACAAACTGTGGGTATAACAGCTTCTACCACAACTTATTTTACTTCTTATGGAACAACTGC